TTATTTGTTAAAATAGTTATCAAATTTGTTGATTGCATCTTCGTCAAGTTTATTGGTTAGGTGACTATAGACATTGAGTGTTGTTTTTATATTTTCATGTCCCAGGCGCTGTTGAATAACTTTAATGTTAACATCTGCTTCGAGCAACATGGTGGCGTGAGTGTGACGTAGATCATGAAATCTAAAACGATATCCGTATTTTTGAGATATCTTTTTAGTGAACTGACTTAAACTAAGTGGATTGATAGGAGAACCATCATCATTGCAACAGACAAATGATTGTTCAGAAAAATAGTGATTACCATAATACTCTTTTCTGAGAAGTTGAGACTTTCTGTACTCCTGCAATTCATGAACTAAAGTAGAAGTCATTAAGACAGTTCTAACACTTGATGAAGTTTTGGTACTAGATAGGACCAAGCCATTTCCTTGTTGGTATTGAAGAATCTTATTAATAGTGAGTGTGTTGTTTTCAAAGTTCACATCATCCCAGGTAAGACCCAGGATTTCTCCACGGCGTGCTCCTGTGTGGATGGCGATAATGAAAGGAATATAGTATCTCGTATCTTTAATCTCAAGTAAGAGATTGTCGATATCATTTTTATTAACAACTCTCATTGCTGTTTCTTTTTGTTTCTGCGATTTAAGTTCAATTTGCGCCATGGGGTTACGAGGAAGAATATTTTGCTTTACAGCAAGTTTAAAAGTGTTACTTAAAATATTACGAATAATACTCACAATACTATCAGCATTATAAGTTTTGAGTTTTTCCGAAAAATATTTTTGTAAAACAGTTGGCGTTGCCTTTTTGATATTTAAATGTCCGATTTCAGGATAAATATGTTTGGTTGCCACACATTTGTAATTGTGCATGGTTTCGAACTTGAGATAGTTGATGGCGATTGTATCAAACCAATATTGAATATATTCTTGTAGCGTATAATCGCTATGTTTCGAAACAACACCATCTGTTTCATATTGGCGAAGTGCTTCTCTAAGCGCAGTTTCAGCTTCTTTTTTTGTCACAAAGCCACTTTTTTCTTTCTTCTTGTATTTTCCGTCTACTTTTCCGATTGTGAAGTAGTAGCTCCATTTATCGCCACGTTTACGAACTGAACCCTTCATGTAATCACTCCTTGCTATATAATTTAATCTGTTCTAGGCGTTTGAATACTAAGTCATAACTAACACCAAATGATTGGCTTAATTCTTGGACCACAAAAGGCGATTTTAAATCACAGTACTTTAACATATGAAGCGGGATAGCTAGATAGGGGACTAGATTGTCCGCTTTCGCTTCGAAGTAATCAATTAGCACTTTGTTATTGCATAAGTGATGATCTAAGATAAAGTGTGATAATTCATGGTAGAATTCTTCCTTTTGAAGATGAGATTCTTTCGTGCTATCAACTAAAATTACACATCGATTTCCCTGCCGAATATAAGCAGCTCCTATATCAGTGTAACAAATTGGAACTTTAAAAGCTTTTCCCAAATTTTCGATTTTTAATTCATGAATATGTAAAATATTCAAATCTTTGTAAACATTTGATATGAAAATATCTAATCTATTAACTGTCATTACTTACTCCCTCTTATTTTAGAACATTTGTTCGATTTATAGTGTGAAAGAAAAACCCTAAAAAGGGTTTTTTAAAAAATGATTGTAAAAATAATAAATATTACATATAATAACTGTAAGAGAAAGTACCACAGATGGCTCCGAGGTCTAACCTTGGATTACCCGTTTGTGGTATTTTTATATTTTAAATAATCATATATAGCTACTGCACGTTTGAACTCACTATTTTTAATAAGCATAGGATTCTCTTTAAATTGATTCGCTAGATAATTACGTATATCTTCTAGACACATATTTTTATGGTTTTTAAGAATAACTTTCATTCGTTTTGTGATGTTGTAATCATCAGGTATTTCCGTAGAATATTTTATTTCAGGAAGATATTTTAAATCTCTTTTTAACTGTGTCGAAATAAAACTCTCAACTGATGAGCGATAATTGATATAATTCTTAAGTTTCGGCGTTTGCTCTAGGATTGATGAGTCAACTTGTGAAAGATATTTATGTACGGGAAAAAGAGAATTTATAGCTATCTTTGTCTCAATTGAATTTAATAATAATTTTTCAGCATTAAAATTATATTTTTCGAATAATATATCCTCTATGATTTCCTTTATTCCATATCCGGAATAACCAAAATTTTCAATCATACTGGTTTTTGGACCAAATGCAATAGCAACTTTTTTAAAATCATTAGCTTTCTGAATATCCTGTAAAAATTCGTAATCAACCAAAAGAGTATCCGATTCGGGGTTTGGAGTAGAATTTTGCGTAATAATATGTTTAAAAATGCGTTTTAAAGGTTTAATATAGTCCAGTGGAACAGAGGGTACTAATTGATTTAACTTTTGGTAAAGTTTTAAATAGTTATTAGTGGTTATTTTTGTTAATGGTAAATGAACACTTTCTCCATCAAGTTTAAAGATATATTGTTCCTCTAAAAGTTCATTTTCATTTTCCTTAAATTGGATAAAGTAAATATGTGAAAAAAGTTTTTGTAAATCCTCTTCTGACAAACAAGTAACGAAATCAGATAAAATTTTCAATATATTTTCATCACTTATCGAATACCCTATAAAAATAATAGGATTTTCGGTAATTAAAGTTAAGAGTTTAGCACTTATTAATTTTCCATTTCGATTAAATTTTTTATAATCATTTTCAGTTATTATGATTGATTTGGCATCTTTTACACATCCATGGATTTTATAAACATCTAAAACATTGACAGCATCAGGATTAAATAAGTTGTTTTGTCCGATAAATACATCACATTGTCCAGAGAAAACTGTTTCTTCAAGGAAGAGATCATAGTTTGTTGTAATTATAGACATAATTTTATTAGATAACTTTTTCAATTCAATTAATTCACTCTCCATCTCTGGAATAAGCGATAAATTTGAAAAATATATTGATAAATATTTTTTGAAAGGAGATATTTCATCGTGTAGCCATTTTGAATAATCTTGCATTTCTGGTATCATAAAATTTCCTTGATAAAATGCTACATTAAACATTCTTTCTAACTCAGTTCCTAATTTTTGAAATAATTCTTGTTCTGTACAATTGTTTTCAGACAATATTTCATTTTTTATTCCAAAATATTGTAATTCACTTACCCCAATGAGTTTAAAAGTATTTTTTAGCAATTCCTCCCAGCTGGGCATATCAACATTATAGCGTTTAGTAAAACCAGAACCAACAAATAGTATTGGAAGTCTTTCTCCGTTTATAAGTTCATCAAATCTACCCATTTTATATCCTCCTTATTTCTACATTTTTCACCCAATAATTAATTTTAAAACACCTCAAAGGGTGTTTTTTTAAATTTTACCTTCATCAATCAATTCAATAAAGGTTTTCAGTTTTTTAATTTTTTCCTCATCCCAATTGTTGATGTCTTTAAACATAATGCTGATGTCTTCCCCTAGGTGAGTGTTGACTGCATCATTGATAGTTGTGAGGTGTTCTTGTGTTAGAGGTTTATTTGAAGTTTCTCCAAGTAGATAATCAGTTGTTACGTTAAAAACCTTAGAGAACTTTACAAGTGTTTCTGTATCTGGATCGCGTCTGTCTGCTTCATACATAGATACTGCACTAGAAGATATATTCATTTTATTTGCAAGTTCCTTTTGTGTTAAACCAGCACTATTTCTTAATTGTTTAAGTCTTTTGCCAAGCACAACTCCACCTCACTTTCTAAAAATATTTTACCACAATATGTGGAGCTAAACAAAAATATGACAAAAACTCCACAAAAAGTGTTGACACTCCACGAAATGTGGAGTATTATTGGAATACGAGGAGGTGAGATGATGTCGAGTTTGCTAATGTTTAGGAGAAATCAAGACTTAACGCAAAAAGAAATGGCGAAAAAAATTGGTGTCTCTGATAGTTATTATGGAATGATTGAGACAGAAGTACGCAGTCCGAGCTATAACTTTATTAAAAAGTTTATGGAAGCTTTTCCAGATAGTGATGTAGTTAATATTTTTTTGCGTAAAAACTCCACGAAATGTGTAGTTGAAGAGTCTGAAATAAGTTAATATTTTTTTACACAAAAACTCCACGTTACGTGGAATATGGATAGGAGAGAAGAGAGATGAGCGGAGAAATAAAGTTAAATGTATCCCAATCGAGAGGATATGAAAGTGCGAGTTTAATCAATATCGAAAATAAAGATGGTGTAGCAGTAGTGAGTAGCCGAGTGATAGCCTATGATTTTGATAAACAACACAAGCATGTTTTAGAATCTATAGACAATCTAATCAAAGCTATGGGGGGAGCCGAAAAATTGGCAGACCTATATATCGAAAGTAAATATCAACATCCACAGAATAAACAATGGTACAAGGAATACTTACTAACACGAGATGGGTTTAGCTTGTTAGTAATGGGATTTACAGGAAAAGAAGCATTACATTGGAAGTTGCAGTACATTGAGGCCTTTAACAAAATGGAGATGCAGATTAAGCAACAACAAAAAAATCCATACTCACATCTATCAAAAGAGTTTCAAGCACTGATTATGCACGATGAAAAGATTATGAAGTTAGAACGTCGTGTGGAGGATATAGAAGATAATGCCTATCTAAGTCCAAGCGAATATGGAATGGTGGGGCAGAAAGTTAACAATAAGATTCATGCTATTGTTACAGAACGAGGATTAAAGTTAAGTCGCCAACAACGTTCAGAGCTATATAAGTCATTAAATCGAGACATTAAAACAATTACAGGTGTGCATCATCGATGTCAGTTACGACGTAAACACTTAGATCAAGTTTTAGAGTTTATTTATCGTTGGGAGCCATCACTAGCAACAATGATGAAAGTAGAGCAAATGGATTTATTCAATACCACAAATTAAGGAGGTAGCCTAGTATGGCAAAAGTACAAGTTGAAATTAAAGATAAAAAGTTGTTAACAGTTGCGGAGGTATCAGCATTACTAAATATTTCGGATCCAACTATTCGTAAAATTATTAAGGCAGGGGATTTGCCAATCTTACGTATCGGAAAGAATATCTTAATTTATGCCTATGAAGTCGATGAGTTTTGCAAACGAATGACGCATAAACAGTTAGATTTTGAAACAGCAACGTGGAGTGATATTGATTACTCTCAAATAGGAGCTTAAGGAGGGGATAGAATGATTGAAAATAAAAAAACTCCACAAGATCCGCGAGATCAAGGGGAGCAGAAAAATGTATCTTATCCTTGCTTCGATGTGTTGGAAATCCCAATAACAGAATTAATTAATCGAAAGGATGAGATTTTGGATTTCTTAATTAAGCCTGTAGTTGATGGGCATTTAATTAAGAACGCCGAATGTATAAGAGAAAGTCATAAATATATTTTTACGATTTTCTACGAATGTCGTTGGTTATTAAAGATCCAAAATGTTAGCCACAAGCGGAGCTAAATCACCTATAATAACAGCTGCTTTACTGAACCAACTTATCCAACCAGTTTTATCTGTTTCTTTAGAGTTTAGTAACTTCACCAATTCTTCAATTAATTCTGGTGGTAATTGATTCTGGATAGTTAATTGATTATTATCCCCTTGAGAGAATTGAGTCACATTTCCATTAAAATTAATCGTTTGGTTATTGTATTTAGTCAAAACATTATGCACCTCCGCACCACTACAACGGCTATTTATGTGGGCTGTAGCACCTTTTCTGCATTCTTCTTTTACTGCCTTGCAAACACTTATCGCAGGACAGTCCTCCTCATATTTAGGCAAAATTAAATCAAGGGTTGAAGCTGTTGGAATCATATTTAAGCGAGGTGTTTCAATCTGTGGGAGTTCAAGAGTAGGCATTTTAGGAATATCAATACTAAACCCTTTAAGGACATCTGATAATTTTGAAAAATCATTATTCATAATTTCACCCCCTTTCGGTGAAATTATAACAAAATATGACAATTTAATAAAGGAGAGGATAATTTGCAACATAAGTATTTATATGGAGAGCAGTATTACAAAGAATCGTTATGGATTAAGTTTTTAAAACTAATCGGAATTGAATGGGGGAGCTAAGATGGAATTATTGGCGTTATCACTTAAATTCATTGAAGTAATTTTATATTTTTCTTTGTTTATCTTATGTAGTAAAAAGGGAGATTTTAAACCTTTTTATAGATTATCTTTATTTATCATCACAATGAAGTTCATAGGGGGATTTTAAAATGCAAAATATCGCAGATGCAATGTTTATATTTATTGGAATGTTATTATTCACATTTTTAGCGACAATAGGAACAATGGGCTTAAATCTGTTGATGAATAAGTTTCCTAAACTCAAAAAGGTGCTTTATAAAATCATGGATATTCAAGTATGTGAATTGAGTATGGCTCAACGCCAAGCAATTGCGAACTACATCAATCATCAAATAATAAATTTTATGGCAGAGTGGTCAAATGGAGATTCAAATACTTTCAAGATTTATCTGAGTGAACTTAACTTGGATGAGTATGATGAAGGTGTTGAAGAGGAGATAGCAATCATTGAGGATTTGCTACTAGATGAAGTTGAGTCGTGGGATGTTGTGGATGATGACTTATACATTGAAGTTAATAGTTATGTATTAGAGCAACGATTTAACCGTCAGATGGCTCAATGGGAGCGTGAGGGGCAGTTAGAGCGTGCAGAGTATCATCGTAGTCGTGGGGTGATTTAATGAGTGACAAGAAGTATTACTGGTTGAAGTTAAAAAAAGATTTTTTCAAACGACACGATATTCAAATTATCGAAAATATGCCCAACGGTAAAGATTACGTGTTGTTCTACCTTAAATTGTTAGTCGAAAGTGTAGATCATGAAGGTGGACTTCGATTTAATGAGACGATACCTTACAACGAGCAAATGCTGGCTACGATTACTAACACTAATATTGATACCGTATCAACTGCGATGAAGTTATTTAGAGAGTTAGGAATGGTTGAAATTTTAGATGATAAAACAATCTACATGAATGAAGTTAGTAAAATGCTAGGTACAGAAACTTATTGGGCACAAAAGAAGCGTGAGGAAAGAGAAAAAAAGAAGTTACCTAAACCAGCTACGCCTCAAATTGGACAATGTCCAATAGATGTCCAAGGTAAGTCCAACGTGTCCAAGCAAGAGATAGAGATAGAGTTAGATATAGAGAAAGAGAAAGAGATAGAGTTAGAGACAGAGATAAAAAATAATGTCGTGCAGAGCACTCCTTCATTTGGTGAGCAACTTATTGATGATGTTATTCAATATCTAAATCTAAAAACTAATAAGAACTTTAGATCTACTACAAAAGAATATCGAAAACATATTGGTGCTCGTATTAAACAAGGAGCAACACCAGAGCAGTTTAAATATGTGATAGACATTAAATGTGCTGAATGGCTATATAACGAGCAAATGAAACAACATTTAAATCCTACAACATTATTCAGAGAGGGTAATTTTGATAAATACCTTAATCAACAAATACCACAAAATAAAAAACACTAAGAAATTTAGTGTCTATAGGTCAAATTGATTTGAGTGATGTATTATGACGCAACTAGAATTCACAAAAGGAATGACAATTTTAAGCGTTACATATCCCAAGTTCGAAGTCGATCAAACAACGATGGAAGTTTGGTACTCGTTTTTTGAAGACATTAGAGCAGATGTATTTATAGCAGCAGTTAAGTCATATGTTAGAAATTCTAAATTTGCTCCAACAGTTAACGAGTTATTAAGTCACTGTGAAGAGTCGAAGGTGATTATTCTTAATGATACATTAAAGCTTATGTATCAACAAGGATACTTTCATCAAGGAGTAGATGATAATCAAGCACATCGGAATTATGAGAAAGCAAATCAGTGGATACAGTACGGAACTGAACCTGATTGGTTAAAAGACGATATGCGTAGTTACAGACGTGCGCAGTTAAATCAGCAGGGGCAATTAAAGTTAACTTAAAAGATGGTGATAAGGATGCTGTATAACGAAAAAAAGAGCACAAGTGCTGCAACACTCATGCTCAATGAGAAATTAGGTATTCGATAGAATCTCGAAGCCATTATACAGTATAGACAAAAAATAATCAATTTATTTATGAAATATAGAAAAAGTTGTGGTGAAGTAGGTGTCACACCACAACTCTTTACCTATGGTAAATTGCTACGCTCGATGGATGAGGTGAAACCTCGTAGTTGTAGTATGGCACAATGGGGTCAGTTTATTCAATTCAATGATAAAAAATAGATATTTTAGGAGGATACGGATTATGGAACGTAAATTAGATGAATTAGGGAGATTAGTAATTCCAATGGAGTTCAGAAAAACACTAGGATGGGGTAAAGGTGTGCGTCTAAATATGAACATTGAGGGTGAGCGAGTAATTGTTACTAAGAGTGCAACTTGTTGCTCGTTGTGTGGAGCAAGAATGAATCTTAAAGATGTTAAAGGTGTAAAAATGTGTCAGCCATGTATTGATGAAATTAAAGTTGGAACATTTCGAGGTGTAGAGTAATGCCGAGGGAACTAAGAAAAACAGCGATGGATGCAATAGAGATGTTAAAAGGAAATGAAAATCTAACAATTGTAAGTTTCACTTTTGAAAAAACTCATGTTAGTAAGCGGGAGGATCATATCGAATTAGCACAAATGGTATCTAGGGAGATTAATGCTTTAACTATGTTCGAGGTTACTGGGGTGAATCAATTAGAAGTTTCAATTATTAGAAATTAGATGGTTAGAAATGGGGAAGCATTTTGATTATAGCAAGATTGTTGAATGTCCTCACTGCACCAAGTTTTACGATTATAACTATGACAAATGCCATTTAGGGCAACAGGAAGTGATTAAGTGTGAGTGTGGTAGGAAGTTTGTTGTGAAGTGTGAGAAGTATGAATACTTTGATTGGTATGAATTTTTAGGCATGGAGGAAGAGGAATGAGTAAATATCCGAGTGTAGCTCAAATGATTGAGCTAAATAAAGAGTTTGATGAAAAGATTTTGTTAATCGTTGATAAGAAATTAATTTGTACATCTAATGACAAGGCTGTTGAACTGTATGGGGAAAGACAGGTCACACACTTGGATGTTTCATTAATGAAGAATTTTGATGGGGCAGGGCAAAAGGTCATGTTAAGTATGGAGGTAGAGTAATTAAATGGCTGTAATCGACATTAAATGCGAATGTGGGCATGGTTTCAAAAAGAATTTTAATAAAGAAGATGAAATTTTATTCTGTGAAGCGTGTGGGTCGTTAGTAATTAACGATCTCGCTTCCGAAGTTGAAGATAAGATTGATAGGGTTAATGAGATTAAAGCTGAAATAGCAAAACTAGAGGCTGAGAAGAAAAAGCTTGATTTAGATATTCGTATTGGATTAGAGGGTGCACCAATCGGAATTGGGAAGAAATATCAAGTCAAGTATTCAAGTTATGTCACTAAGCGTTTTGATAACAAAAAATTTAAAGAAGAACATGAAGAGCTGTATAACAAGTATACATATGAATCCCCAGGGGACAGAATCACAATCAAGGAGGTTTAAGTATGGAGGAAGTTAAAGTAGTAACAGACGAGTTAGAGTTAGATGTGAATTTATTTAGTAAGCTATACAATTTAGATGTTTCAGTTTACAAAGAGCAATTAAAGACAGAAAGAGCAACGTTAGATTATTTATCGTGGGCCCAAGCCTATCAACTTTTAATTCATCAAGATCCTAAAGCTAAAATTGTTGTTTGTGAAAACTCTAATGGATTTCCTTTGTTTAGTCAAGGTAAACATCACATGGTTAAGACACAAATTACAGCCTTTGGTGAGACAAAAGTTTGTTGGTTGCCAGTTATGGACAGTAAACATAATGCAGTACAAGATGCTCCTTATCAAATTAACTATTCGAAATCTAGTATTACTGTTCCAGCGATGACAGCTAGACATATTAATGATTCGATTATGAGATGTTTAGTAAAGAATATAGCACTATTTGGTATCGGGCTTAAGTTGTATACTGGTGAAGATTTAAGACAGTACAAGGAAGTTGAGAGTGTGCAAGAGGAATCAATTACAAAAACTCAGCTAGATCAAATTAATGAGTTAAGTAAAGAGAAGAAAGTCGAGTTTATTCAAATTAACGAATACTGTAAGGCAAACTTCAAAGCTCCATTAGATAAAATCACAAGAGTACAAGGCGTTGGTATCATAGAAATGCTTAAAAATACGCCTGATCCACAACAATGAAAGTGACGTTGTTTGAATTTGAGCATAGGGGTGATGGGACGTACTTTTCAGGGTACATCCCTGCCAAGCTCGATTTACGAGGATTAGGAAATTTAACAACAGGTGATTTATTGTTAAATGATTGTCGGATGATTAGTAGACAACAACAAAAAAAGATTTATACCATGATCGGTGACATATCAGATTACACAGGACATCATGTTGAGTTTTTAAAAAGTTACCTTAAATGTGAATATATCAAAATGTATGGTGGCGAATGGTTCAGTCTTGGATATGTCGATATGACAACCGCTAAAAAATTTATTGAGTTCATATTGCATATATGTTTTGAGTGGGAAGTTCCTTTAAAACTAAATACGGTCGATTTGACGAGAGATGTAAATAACTACCTCTATTTGTGTCTTAAATATCGTAAATGTGCAGTGTGTGGGTGTCATGCAGACATACACCATCATGAAAATTTAGTTGGTATGGGAATGGATAGAGCAAAACATAATCACATTGATTCGAGGTTTATTGCGTTATGTCGAGTGCACCACAATGAGTGCCACAACATAGGACATAAGATGTTTGAGGATAAATATAAGATTACTGCCATTAAGTTAAATGAAGCAGCCATTAAGGAGTTGGGGATATGAGTTTGAGAGAGTTTAAAATACCAGGCAAGGTTCAAGCTAAGCAGAGACCGCGATTAAATTTAAAGAACGGTAGAGTTTATACACCACAGCCTACAATCAACTATGAGAGTTATGTTAAATGGTGTTATTCGGATTATGCCAAACAGAAAGGCTGGGAGAAAACTCTTGAGAATGCGATAAGTGCCGAAATTGAGGTTTTTATGCCTATCCCTAAGTCAGATACCAAAAAGAAGAAAGAAGCGAAATTAAGCGGTAAAATACGCCCTACAGTGAAGCCTGATAACGACAATATCGCTAAGAGTGTGCTAGATGCCTTGAATGGATTAGTATATGGCGATGATAAGCAGATTGTTGAGTTGAAGGTTAGGAAGTATTACGGTGTAGAACCTTATGTATATGTTAAATTGATTGAGTTGGAGGGATAAGAAATGAAGATATGTGAGTATTTAAAAAAGAATGGAATGACTATCACAGCTTTAGCATTAAAAATAGGGATATCCGATTCTTCATTGCGAAATTTAATAAGAGGAGGAAGTGTATCAACACACATCATTGAGAAAGTGCAGAAGCTTGGATTAACCGTTGATGGTGTTGAAATGGTAGAGAATGTCGACAATTTACCGACTATATTAGAGGTGATGGAGCGGGACGGTTTAACACAGTATGCTTTTGCCATTAAATATGGTGTTAGCCACACCAACATCAACTACATGTTACGAAAGGGGTATCGAGGAGCAAGTCATGAATTGGCAGATCATTTACGCAAACAAGGGGTATATGTGCCGGTTAGAACCTATTTAGTTCCACCGCAGGGTAGTGGTGAGAAGTTCTACGGCGAGCCTAAAGCTAAGGTAGTTAAAGAGCCTAAAACTTTTCTCAAACCATTTCAGATTCAAGCCGTCAGAAGTCTAGGTAATACCGTTGTTAGGAAGAAAGGTGAAAAGAAAGACGTTCGCACACCGGATATGATTGTTAAAGAATTTGAGAAGTTTGGATTGAGGGTAAAGGTGAGGAATTTAAGGTCAGACCATAATGGTGATGATTGTTATGTGGTTGAATGTGATTTCGAGAGGTTAATGAGTGTGTGTGGTGTGTAATGTTAATAAGGTGGATGGTTGAAATAATTGAAATGTTTTTGGCGATATTAATCCTATTATTTTTGATGTATACAACATGGTATGGTGTCACTATCGAGAGTGGCGATATCAAAATCGAACTATATGGTGTAGGGAGATAGTTTACGAATAAGTGAGATGTTCTAAGAGGTGAGAGTGTGACAGCAAAGGAGATAGTAGATCAATACAATTTCAGTAAAGAGAGAATTGAGTCTTTAGAGAGAAAGAAGCAACGTATCCTAGATGAACCACCAATTAAAGTAACGGACTATAGTGAGTTTGGCTATGGAAATGGTGTAGGGATTGAAGATAAGTATTGTGACAGAGTGAAAGAAATAAACGACATAGATGAAGAGATTAGATGGCTGAAGCAATATGTTGAAAGAGTTGAAAAGGTATTTTGTTGGATTAGCAAGACTCATGCGGAGGAATTAGATATCGTATTATACAAGTACACACATAACAAAACAAATAAAGAGGTTGCAATCGATTTTAATTATGGTGAAAGGACTATTAACAGGAAGTTAAAAGTCGCCTGTAATAAACTGATAAAGTTATTAAATTAAAGAATGGCGTAAAAGGGGGCGTAAATCATGTCGTAACTTTTTATAAAAAACATGATAATATGATAGTGTCGATTACGACGCAAGAGAGCAAGTGATACTTCAGTTACTCACATAATTAAGTATCTAATCGTGATGCTAAATCATGGTTAATAATCGCCCGACTAAGAGCCGAGGGTAAAACCTCGGAATATGTCTCGATAGCTTAATGGTAGAGCAAAGGCAATCCAAAACCTTGTGTATTGGTTCAAATCCAATGAGAGACCCCATAATATGCCCGAAAGGGCACCAAGTACGATACGTTTTGAAGTTGATTGATGTGAATTCATTGCCATCAGTGATAACCTCCAGCCTGAGAGCTTTTTGCTCAAGGGCGACACGCTTGTGTCGTTTATTAAGTAAGACAGTAAGCTTCTTAGGTTCTTTAGGAGCACGCTAAGTTGGTGCAAATCCAATCGCAAGCACTACCCTAAAAACAGATTGATGTCTTGATAACACATCAGTAATCTTAAATCCCATCCCGATAAGCACACGTTCCCCCGACGTGTGTTTTTATTTTACAAAGAAAGGTGGTGTTGCAATGAAGCTTACACCCAAACAACAGGCGTTTGCTGATTATTATATTCAAACAGGCAACGCCACTGAAGCTGCTATAAAAGCAGGGTATAGCAAAAAGACCGCTAAAGAAACAGGGTATGAAAACCTCACAAAACCTCACCTTCAAGAGTATATCGAAGAGAAACAAAAGGAATTAGAGAGCAATCGTTTAGCAGATATAACAGAAGTTCGAGAGTTTTGGACGGAGGCAATGCGAAATCCCGATAATTCCATGAAAGACCGATTAAAGGCTAGTGAGATGATAGCAAGAACATCAGGGGCATTCTTAGATAAAGTTGAAATGAAAACAACGGGTGAACAAACGATTACCGTAACGATAATGGATGATGACGATGCAGATTAATTTGCAAATTAGCAAAAAAATATTCAGTCCTCATTTTTATCCCTATCTATTTGATTATAGCCATAGATGGAATATCTTTATGGGTGGAGCAGGTTCTGGTAAGTCGCATTTCGTCATTCAAAAACTAATCATCAAAGCGTGTCAATCTAAGCGTAAGGTTTGTATGTGTCGTCGATACGGTACGACTATTAATAACTCTATTTGGGATTTAACTAAACAAATGTTGAGGCAGTTAAAGCTATTAGATCAGTGCTCAGTCAATAAGTCAGAACGTAGTATTACTCTACCTAATGGTTCAATGATTATTATGTTGGGACTTGATGATGAAGAAAAACTATTATCAATCAATGGTGTTACTGATTTCTTTATTGAAGAAATATTTGAAGTACCACAAGAGATAGTTGACCAGATAGATTTACGTTTAAGGGCGAAAGCTCCGTATTTGCAAATATACGGTTGTTTCAATCCAATTAGTCCTCACCACTGGTTACATGGGTTTTGTGAAGGCGATAAGCAACCTGCTGATTTGTTTTATGACAGAAGCAATTACAAAGATAATCCATTTTTACCTCAATCATATGTAGATTCACTGGAGAGTTTGAAAACCCGAAATCCTAATAAATATCGTATATTTGCAGAAGGAAATTGGGGAACTGATTTAGATGGTTTAGTATTTAAACATATCAACTTCATCAATAGTCATGATATAGATGTCAATGCTATGTTAAAGGACAAATCATGGCAAGTTAGATGCGGAATGGATATTGGTGAACTAGATCCAACAGCTATTGCAGTCAGCTTATTCAATGAAAGGACTCAGGCATTATATTTAATTAAAGAGTTTTATCAACGTGGAGCTACATTAGATGAAATGTATGAAGCCATTATTAATCTAGGGATACAGAAACAGAAAATATATGTTGATAGTGCAAGTCCTCAAGTCATTAGCTACTTGAAGTCAAAAGGCATCAATGCTCAACCGTGTATTAAAGGTGCAGGAAGTGTTGAAGCTAGAATTTCATATCTGCAAAACTTAGATATATATGTGCTAGTTGATAGTTGCCCAAACGCTCAAATAGAATTTGAAAATTTTGTTTACCTTAAAGATAAGAAAACAAATGTTTATACCAACAAGACTGACCACACTTACAGTCACTTATGTTGTGATGCGCTAGGATATAGCATTTGTGATATTTATTCATCAAATAGGGTTAAAATATTCGATAAATCTTCACTTAGATTGTAAAGGGAGGAGTTGATTAAATGTTGCAACTAAGACGACCTAAAAAGAGATATAACTACAATGAAGTGTATAATTTTATTCGGCAACACGAAACTCATATGTATCACGACCATAAGTTATTAGCTTACTATGAGGGGAATAACACAGAAATCAATAAAAAGAACCGCAGTGAGGGTAAGAGCAATATCAAAGCAACTCATTCTTTTGCTAGTAAGCTAGTAGACACATTTACGGGATATTTTGCAAGTAAACCGGTCAAATATGATGCTGACAACGAAGATATCCTGTCTTTAATTGATGATTATTTAAAATATAATGACAGTGAAGAAGCGTTAATCACCTTGACTCGAAATAGTGCCATTTACGGTGTTAGTGCGACAATGACATTTTTAGATGCCAAAGGTAATATACGATTCTGTCCAGTAGATAATCGTGAGTTGATCGTGATTACAGATAACAGTGTATTAGAGGAAATTCATACTGTTATTCGTCACTGGAAAGTAGAGAATAATGGTGGTGTACGTGAAACCCACTATGTTGAAGTCTATACTGATGTAGATGTGACTAAATATTATCTTGAAACTGAGAATGGCGAGGTCAAAGAAACTACTGTGCCACAAGTTAGTGAGCATTATTTCAAAGACGTTCCTTTTAGCTTATTCAAATTCAATGATGGAAAAGGACTGTTTGAACGTGTTATCCCGTTAATTGATGCTTATGACTTAGCGGTATCTAACACATTGGATTTATCTAATGACTTAGTAGATGCCCTCTTATTAGTAAGTGGGTGCACACTTAATGATGAGATGATACAACAGATTCGTGAGTTAAGGATGTTAAATGCAAGTGAAGATATTAAAGTTGAGTATGTTCAGAATAATTTACCAACCAATGAAGAAGTAAAGACACGCTTACGTGAAGATATTTTCTCATTAGCAGGTATCGTTGACTTAGAGGATAAGAATTGGGGAAGTGCTTCTAGTGGTGTAGCTTTACGTTTACGTATGGCTAGTACAGAGTTTAAAGCAGGTGTTACACAGGGGCATTTTATTAAGGCATTAAGACGTAACTTAGAGTTAATGTTAAATCTTAAATCATTAACCAATCCAATTGACGTTGATAAAGAATTGCGTGAGATTAAGATTACAATGCATCGTAACGCTATTGCAAATGAGACAGAACAGATTCAAAATGCTTTGCAGTTATCAACTATGTTAAGTCAGGAGACTGTTGTTGGTCTATTACAGGACTTCGTGCCTAGCATTGAGGTTGAATTAGAACGATTGGCTGAAGAAAAAGAACGATCTATCTCATTCATGCAAGATAACTTCAACGATCATGAACCAGTAGTAGATGATAGAGAAGAAAATGCTGAAGTAGTAGGTGAGTAGCATGCCTAAATCACACTTTCAACAGAAGATGGAGAAGTTAGACAACAACTACAACCGATATTTTAAATCTACTCTTAAAGAGTTACAGAAAGAATATAAAATAGCTTACGATACTATCAAAGTAGAGATTATCAAATGGTATAAGAGTATGGAAGAAATTAAGGCAGTAAATCCTAATTTTCAATTTAGTGAACTTAAGCATCTTGAAGAATTGACTAAACAGGTTGATTTGATTTTAGATGAACTAGCCAAAGTTGAATCTGACAAACTAGGTGATTCGCTAAATCAGTTATATGTTAGTGACTACATGGATTTAGCAAAATTGAATGAAAAATACAAGGAGATTGCTAATCGTCCTTCACCAGAGCTTAACCAGTTGAAATCTATTGAACTATTAGAGTCATATATAAATACACCTATAGCCACAGGAGAATTGGCAGAGGTGGCTAAACAAATGGATTTATCTTGGTGGTATTCTCCACTACAAGGTAAATGGTACTACACTCGAATTGAAGAGAGAGCTAAGAAGTTAGGCTATTCGATTGAGAGTAAGTTAAAACAATCTATCATTCGTGGAGATGGATATAACAAGATAGCAGGAGAAGTTATGCGTGATTTAGATGTTAGCTTTAGAAGTGCTAAGACATTGGTCCAAACCGAACTAAGGACAGCCGAAATCACAGCACACCTTCATCAAGCAAAACAGAACGGCTATACTCATATGGAACGTAGAAGTATGAGAGATAGTCGCGTCTGTAAACTGTGCCAATCGTTAGATGGAGCTATTTATCCACTCGAATCGACTACATCAGGAGATTTTATACTGCATCCTAATGAGCGATGTGTTTTAGTTGAAGTCGTTGTTGATGAAAATGGAAATATCAAACGTTCGCCATATTATGATGATGCTCAAGATTTTATTAAGAAGCGTGCTAAATCGAATGAGGATCGTACCAAGATGATACGTGCGCAATATGATTTAAATAAGAAAAAATAGTTACTAGACTTATAACTAGGTGGAACTCTTTGTAGTTCCTTTTATTTTGCTTTACTTGTTGAGCATATCAATGAGGATTTTACTCAAAGAAAGAGGTCAAATGTATGGAAGATAACCAAATTTTAAATACAAACACACAAAATCAAGTGTCAGAACAAAGTGAGGGAAACGTGGAAACTCAACCACAAGACACTAAAACTTTCACACAAGAGGAATTAGATCGCATCTTAACTAAGCGTTTGGAGAAGGAAACGAAAAAGTGGGAGGCTAAGTTTAACGCTCTTGAAGAGTCACAAAAGTTATCTCAAATGAATGAAGAACAAAAAGCAGAGTATGATTTCAACAAAAAATTAGAAGAATTGCAACAACGTGAGCAAGAGTTAGAAGCTAAAATCAATCAATATAATCAACAACAATATAAAGCTACTATTACTTCACAATTGCAAGAAGCAGGGTTACCTGTATCTATGGCGGATTTGCTAGTCAACATGGATGCAGAATCGGTAGCAACACAAATTAATGCTATGAAAGATTTGTTCAGTAATCAGATTAATGCACAAATACAAGCTAAAGTTCAAGCTAGTGCTAATGTGCCTACAATGTCTAATGAACAACCTAAAGCATTGACAATGGAGGATATCTCTAAAATGTCTACTCAAGAAATTATGCAGCGTAAGGCAGAAGTAGATAAAGTGGTTAAAGAGTATTACATGACTAAATAATTAAGGCACTAGATAATAGTGCCTTTTATTATTCCTTTGAGTGGGGGTGGTTAAACACTTCACCATCTAGGGTGGGTACTAGAGAAATATTAAAATGAAAGAGGTAATATAATGCCAAATTTGCAAAACACTTCAGAAATTAAATCAGCCATTGCTTCAGTATGGAAAGCTGAAATCCAAGAAGAATACATGAAGCGCTCTATCTTAGAAGCAATCACTTATCCAGTTGCAATGGATGGATACGGTAAATACATTATTAATAAAATCGTTGCAGATGATGATTGTGTAGTGGATTACGATGGGAATGACTTAACATTCAAAAAGGGAGCAACAGAAGCTATTGAATTAATTCCAGACCAACACAAAGCATTTGCTATGGAGTTCCCGACTATCGACTATGCCATGACTAATACAAATGCTCGTGAAGCATTAATCCGTCAACGTGTAAATACTTTACAACTATCTACTTGTAACCACGTATTAGGATTAGTTCGCGCAGAGGAAGATATTCAAAAAGTAACTGCAACATTAACTAAGTCTAATATTTATGAAAACATCAATAAAGCAGTACGTATGTTAGATTCTAAAGAAGTGCCTTCTGATGGACGTATTATTTTAATGAACTGGAATACCTTAACGATGTTAGAACAATCTTCTCAATTCGCTAATAACTTCCATGTTGCGACTGAGTTAAACGGATTATCTAACGTTACTGTATCTGGTGTTCAAGTATTATTAACTAACTTAATCGAAGATGGAGAAATCATTGTATTACACAAAGATGCAATCGCACAAGTTCAATACTTAGATCAAATTAAGTTTGGTGAAATGGAAAAACGTTTCTCTGAATATGTCAAAGTCTTATCAGTGCATGGTGCATTAATCACTCGCCCAGAGTCAATCGTTCGTATTGCTACTGCTTAACTGAACGCTACATCGCTTGTTGAAGAACAAGTAATCGAAGATGTAGAACCTAAGGGAACTCGCGAGAGAAAGACAACCAATTAAGAATGGAGTGATGTAGATGATTGAATTAATCAAAAAGCTAACTAACACTAAATTAGATGATGTGGTTATCAATTTCTACATCTCTAATGCAACGAATGCAATAAAAAACTATCTCAATGATCCTGATTTAGATATATGCGACACCTATTATAACGAAGCGATAGAGTTAGCTTGCTACTACATCAACAAAGCTACTATGTCGCAAGGTTCAGTTGAGAATGGTGCTATCAAATCTATTTCATCAGCAGGTCGTAGTGTGACATTTATGGATTTTGATGAATTGAATAAAATCGGCATTCCTCAGACAATCAAAGATAGACTACCTAAACCTAAAGTTATGGTGAAAGTATGGTGATGATATATGGGAGTTAATGATTTATTCTACACAGATAAAGCAACACTCATGGGTGTTATTGCTAGTAAGCCTAATGAATGGGGAATTGTAGAGCAAACCTATGAGTTCATTGCAGAAGATATTCCATGTTCAATTACCCCTATTAGCACTTATCATTCTCAACAGAAATATGGGATAGCTAGTAACGTATCATTTGAAGTTTCAATGGATCATATAGAGAGTTGCGAGTCAGCTACTCGTGTTGAAGTGGATGGAGTAACCTATCAAGTGAGAACTTATACGGTTTATCCTGCTTTTATGTGTCTTCCTAAAACTATTACCTATGGACTTAAACGATGAAGATAACAATTGATACATCATCACTACTTAAAGGTTTGGAGAAAGATTTACAGAAGATACAGGAAGGTCTCGAAGAAGGCATGAGATTAGTGGCTAGTGAGATTGCACAGATGCAACAAGATATCATTGACGAAAAAATAGGTGGGGATGGTTCTTATATAAGAACTGGTAAATTAAAATCATCTGTTACTATTATGCCATTAGAGTGGTCAAATGGATTAGCTAGTATGACAGTAACTAATGTCGGTTGTAACTATGCAATTTATAATGAGTTAGGGACAGGTATTTATGCAGATAATGGACAAGGTAGACAAGATGGATGGTTTTATCCAGTTGGGGATGGGACCTATCGCTTTACTGTGGGGTTGCCACCGAAATACTTTGTTAGAGACTCATTCGAGTTCTATAAAGATAAAGCACCAAGCATTATTCAACAATCAATATTTAATAAACTATAAGGAGGGAGTCGCACGTTTTGTTATCAATTCGAACTGAACTCAAAGAGGGTTTGACAAAAGCGACAGGCATGGATGTGTATTTTGTACAACCACCTGTGAATGCTGACGTTGCAATCCCTCTTTTGATATTAGAAGAGAAATCTAACAATCAATATTATCGTGATCATAATAGTCACATGGAGATTGTTAACTTGTCATATGACATTAGCATCTATGTAGATGAGCCTGAGCAGTTGTTTAAGCTCATGGGAGTAGTAGATGACTATATGCACGGAGTGGGGCTTAAACGCAACTACACAAGTGCTGACATGAACATTGATAACCGCTTGTGGTGTAAGACAATGACTTATAACTGCAAGGCCGCTCTATTAAAAGATTGTACAATTCAAATTTCGAATTAGAAAGGAATGATTATATATGGCTGAATTATTAACTCAAGGCGCGGTGTTGAAACTTGATTCAACAGTTGTTGCCGGTGTTAAATCGATGGGAGAGATTACAGAAAAAACTTCTAAAGTTGAAGTGACGACATTAGCAGATAAAGGTCGCCGTTATATTAATGGGATTAAAGAATATGGTGATGAAATCTCATACACTTGTAATTATGAGAAAGCTGAATTTAAAAAAGTGCGTGCATTAGCAGATGGAGAAACGCATGAGGTAGAGATAACATACGCTGATGGATTGAAGATTACTTTTAATGCATACGTATCCGTAACGTTAAATGGTGTTGAAGTAGATGCGGTCCATGAATTTACAATCAGTTTGACTCCTGCATCAGAAATCACCATTGGAGATGTGGAGTAATAATTAATAAAATAAGTCCTTGTGAAATGCAAGGGCTTTTTCTTTTAGTACACAAAACAAGAAAGGATGACTAAACATGATTAAGCAAGTCGAATTTATGGGGCTTAACCTAACATTAGTAGGAACTAAAGAAAAAATTCAATTAGAGAAAGCATTAGGTTGTTCACCGCTTAACTTTATATTTGGAATGATGGGTGGAGCAACAAATGAGCAAGATATTGATTTTTCTAAAATGCAAATCCCAACTATGCCAGTTATGACTACTGTCTTACACGCAGCAGCACAAAAGTTAAATGCAGGTGTATCGATTGATAAAATGATGGATTTAATTGATGCTTGGTTAGAGAAAGAGGAAGAAAATTCGGTTATCTCATTGTTTACGGTCGTGATGGAAGTTCTTCAAACAGGTAAATATTTACCGTATGATAAGCAAGAAATTATTGAGAAAGAAGAGGCAATCCATGATTGTCTTGAAGCATGAGAATAAAATCTATTATCCTAAATTGACGATTAGATCATGTTTGGCAATTGATAAACTGTTTGGTGATTTAACTCGACCGTTATTGACTGTTATAAGTGTCAAAACGCAACTGCTGTTATTATCCTTATCGTTAGAGCAATATGAGTTAAGTGATGACGAGTTGTACGATGTTGCTGACAGTGTTGAGGATCTAAATTCTTTGATTTTAGAGATTTATCAAGAAGCGGGTATTATTAATCAAAATCAATCGGAACTCGAAACAGAAAGAGAATATAAGCCTACAAATAATGTTCCTAATGATAATGTGACGTTCGAAAATCATGTAATGGATTTGTTGGGGCAATGTACGAGTATTGGCATGAGAGAAGAAGAATTTTATAAGTCTACACTTGCTCAAGTTACAAGATACGTTGAGGCGTATAACAAGCAACAACAAAGTGAACTGCAAGAGAAAGCTTGCTTTGATTATCAATTAGCTAATTTGATTGGTATGTCGGTATCAAGATTATTAAGTAAGGATGCTAAGTATCCTGAATTTAAAAAAGCATATCCTTTTATCGGGAACGATGCTCAAGAGAGAGTCGACGAACAATGGGAGATGGAAGTGCAGCGCATTAAATTAAGAGAGTGGGCTGAACAAATGAATAAGAACTTTCATGTGGTAGGAGGTGAGTAGATGGATGAACAAAAAATTATAGACATTAAGCTTCAAGTTGATAAGACGAATGTTGACACTTCATTTGATAAAATCGAGAAACAAGCTAATACCATGTCCAATAATGTATCTAAGTCAACCAACAAGACAGGGCAGTCTTTTAATCATTTAGGACGACAGATGCAAAATGCGTTCAAGGGTGTAAATCTTCGTGGCTTAATGTCATCCATGGAACGAATTAAAACAACAGTAGCTAAAACTATGAAACAAGTCAAAAGTAATATCCAATCGAGTTTGGGTGCTTTTAATGATTCTAAAATGAAAATGCCTACAGATAATACTAAACTTCCAACATCAAATCCGAATGATAACAGTATTCCGAAGCAACTATCTTTAATTGATAAGATGAAGAAAAAGCTTAAAGAGTGGGGAAATCAACATCAAAACACCGCTAATCAAATCAAAAATGCTAATAAAGGTTTAATCACTAGCTTCAAATCATTACTAAGCGCTATGATGCCGTTCTTAGGAATTTATGCTATTTTCAGTGGGTTGAGAAATGCTATAAATGATGCCATGGAATCTATTGAGACTGATAACATGTTTAACACCGTCATGGGAAGTGCCTCAAAAGAAATGAGCGCTTGGGTTAAAGAGTTAAATCAAACTGTTGGACTAGGTATTAAGAATACAAAACAGTATACCGCCACTATTACTCAAATGGGGCGTGCAATGGGGTTAACCGGACAACAGGCTATTGATATGTCTAAACAAATGGCAGTTATGGCTGGCGATATCAGTTCGTTCTATAATACTGATTTAGCAAGTGTACAAGCCGATTTAAGAAGTGCTTTAAGTGGAAGTTTTGAAACGATGGATAAATACGGTGTCGTTTTACGTGCTAATACGATTAAAGAATACGCATATGCCAATGGTATTGCTAACACAGGAGCAGAGTTAACTAATGCTCAACGTGCTATGGCTACTACGATGATGATTGAAGAACAATTAGGATTAGCGAATGGCGATCTAGCACGAAGTCTTAAATCACCTTCTAATCAAACTCGTGTCTTAAAATCTAATTTGAGTGATTTATCAGTTGCATTAGGTAAATGTTTCACACCTATTTTGACCGTTGTATTACCTATCCTTAATACCTTTGTTCAAGCATTAACGACAACTATTAATGCCATTGCTAATTTCATTAGTCAAGTCTTCGCTCTATTTGGAGTTCAAGTTGACTTTGGTGTGGGTGGAGTTGTAGATGAGATTACAGGCGGATTGGAAGATGCTAATAATTCATCAGGTGGAGTATCAGATGATTTAGCAAATGGTGCCGAAAGTGCTCAAAAGATTGCAAAGTCATTAAGTGGAATTGATGAATTGAATGTTTTATCGGATAATTCCTCATCTAGTTCAAGTGGAAGTGGTTCTGCGGGTGGTATTGGTAGTGGAAGTATTGAGACAGGTGCCATTGACAGTGCGATGCAACAAACCGAAACGAAATTTTCACAATGGGCGAAAAAAGTAGCGGCTACATTGCAAATGGTATGGAATTCACTTAGAGATGGATGGAGTAGTGTTGATGGCTATATCAATGATTCACTAGATAAACTTAGACAATCATTTGTTAATCTAGGTAAATCTATCGAGTCATTCCTAATTAGATGTTGGAACAACGGTGGAGAGGAGTTAATCTATAATATTGGTAGACTTGCAGGAGCATTCACTGGATTAGCTTTAGATATTGGTAGTCAAGTGATTGATGCAGTATCTAAGTTATTCGACCACATGAATCCTGACAATAATCCTAATACTCGTAAATTCATTAAGGCTATGAATGAAGCATTGGTCGCTTGTCAGAATTTTGCCTTATCAGCAGGTGGTTGGCTAAAAACATTCCTAGATAATGGAGGTCAAGCCTTTTTAAATAATATGAGCGACATTGCTTTCATCGTGGGAACGATTTTGGTTAAAGCATTTGAAGATGGCGTTCGAGCTATCACGGATTTTCTTAACTCTTATATCGGTCAAGCTATCATCGAATCATTTGCGATGTTGCTAGAAGATTTAACCGGTATTCTTGAAACCATGCTAGGTTGGGTAAGAGATAACCAAGAGTGGATTGAAGCACTAGGGTTAGCTGTTCTAGGAGCTTGGGGTGCATTTAATCTGATTAATGGCGTTATTACAATCTTTAATGGTGTTATGACGATTTGTAGTGGAGTCATGACTATTGTATCTGGTGCCGGTACTATTCTTGGAGGTGTTATTGCCTTCCTCACTTCGCCTATTGGATTAGCAATATTAGCCATTGGCGCATTAATTGCTATCGGTGTGTTATTATGGCAAAATTGGGACACTATTAAAGAAAAATGTGCAGAGTTATGGCAAGGGCTTCAAACCTATTGGTCATACATTAAGACAACAGTTGTCAATAAATGTACGGAAATCAAAGACAAAGCAGTTGAAATTTGGACTAATATTAAGACATGGGTTGTTGAAAAGGTAGTTAACATCAAAGACAGTATTAAGGATAAATTCACTCAAGCCTACACAAGTGTTACCGACATTTTCGGTAAAATTAAAAATAAGATTACTGATACTATCGAGGGTGCTAGAGATAATGTCAAAAATGCGATTGATAAAATCAAATCATTCTTTAATTTTGAATGGTCACTTCCTCATCTTAAATTGCCTAAAATTTCAATCAGTGGGTCCTTCAGTTTAAATCCTATTTCTGTTCCATCATTCGGAATTAGTTGGCATAGAAAAGGGGGGATTTTACCTGCTGGATCTAATGCTATCTTTGGGATGAATGGAAACAACCTAATGGCTGGTGGAGAAATCTCAACAGGTGGTGAAGCTATTCTACCTTTATCTGATTTATTTAAAGAGATGAGAGGGATGTTCGATGCTCAGAATAGACAATTAATCAGTAGCCTGTCACAAGGTAATAATCAACCTATTAACCTAATCTTAAAAATGGATGGTCAAACAATGGCTAAAGCAACATTTAAGAATTTCAAACAATTAGCTCAATTAGGAATTATTGATTTGAGTGAATTAATATAGAGAGGAAGATAGAGATGTTAGAAGTAGTAAAAAATATAACACTAAATGGAGTTTCCAAAATTGATGGACAACCAGTAGCCTATATGAATGCCAGTTTATCAACGGACGCGAATGGATCAAACAATGTTAATACGAATATTGCCAATCGTGAACTATATAATGCCAACAAAGAACAAGTTCGCCAAGATATTGCAGATTTTGATGAGATGGTGTATGTACAAGAAGATGAATTAGTAGGAGGGCAAATTTAATGAAGCTAAGTAATGAAGTATTAGTGAGTAGTATTTCAGTTTTAAGTAAATTAAATCAATTAGAGCTACCTGTTAAGGTAGCTTTTATTTTGGCAAAAAACATTAAAGAAGTTGATAAATCATTAGAGAGTTATAATGAAACTCGTAAAAAGCTATTGATTCAATATGCCGAAAAAGATGAAAATAACATGCCGAAATCAGATGATGCTGGAAATATTATTTTCAAAGAAGATTGCCATGAGAAGTGGGTCCAAGATATCCAGGAATTATTAGACTTAAAAGTAAATCTTAAAATTGAAACCATTCCAACGCATGATTTATTTAAAGCAGAGATTTCAATTTCACCTTCTGAATTAGAAAAAATCCAATTTATGATTAAAGATTAAATGAGGTGATGAGGAATGAGAGAATCATTCATTACGATTAATGGAGTAGAATTCAACCCTGCCTCGTGCCAATTTGAATATGAAACGCTCGATGGGGAGAATGCGGGACGTACATTAGATGGAACGATGCATCGAGATGTCATCTGTACTAAAATCTCAATCAAATTAGAATGGAACTCAATCAGTGTCAGTGAGATGTCGCGTTTATTAACCGCATTAGATTCCTCTCTTTTTACGGTAAGATATTTTAATCCACAGCAAGGTGGATTTATGACAGGTGTTTTTTACTGTGGTAATCGTAGTGTGCCTGTCTACTCATTTGTAAATGGACAAATCAAATATGACGCGGGATTCAGTGTTAATCTAATTCAACAATAAAGGGAGGTGAAATTATTTACCAAATTCAAGAAGATAAGCTTAAGTATTTTGAAAAGGAAATTTCTAATCCGCTTAGAAAACTTACTTACAAAATTACATTAAATAACGAAAATATATTACCTGGTCAAATCATGAATAATCCAACTTTAATAACTGACACAGGATTAAATCAATATGGTGTGGGATGTACGTTAATAACTCAACTTTCGTTAATGATTAAGAAAGAGATAGTTATTGTTCCTCAGGATGTTATGACTATTCAAGTAGGGCTAGAAATCTACAATGAGATTACTAAACAATGGGAAATTATCTATACGCCATTAGGGACATTTTATGTGGATAATGTTGAAGAAAAAGGAGCAATAAAGTCTATTAAGGCGTATGATCAGATGTATAAATTAAGAAAAGGTTATTTTCCAAGTGCTAAACATAGCACTACATATGGGATTGCTAATGATATCGCTAGAATAACGGGGTTGAACTTAAAAGGTATTTCTTTTAATACCAATAATGTCAATATTAGTAACGAACAACTAGAGGGAAAGACACAAATTGAAATGTTATCACTAATAGCAGGAGCCATTGGCGGACATGTTCGTATTTCTCGTGATGGTTCGAGTATTGAATTTATTGAGCCTATAAATCATGGAGAGGTTTATACTGAATCGGATTACGCGACACCGACATTAGATGATGCAACCAGTTACCATATTACTAAGTTACGCATCAACTATTCAGATAAAATAACTAATGATGAAGGATCAGTAATTGATGAGGGCTATTATGAGGTAGAGACTGGAAATGATGCTAACACTTTAGAATTAAGCAATCCATTGCTTAAAGGTCAACAAGCACAAGCTACTAATGTGTTAAATAAAATCAAGCAATTGAATGGATATAAGCGATTTGATACTACTTTACGATTAGGAGATTATCGTTTAGAGTCTATGGATGTTGTTACCTATACCAAAGGTGAGGTAGAGTACATTGTACCGATTCTTTATATGAAAATGAAATTAACGTATCGAGGACTTAGTATTGAAACTCAATCGCCAACAGTTGCTGAAACTAAAAGAGAATTCTCATTCAAAGGGACACTCACTCAAAAAGTAGAGAACATTTATGCTGATCTTATTCAAGTTAAACAATTAACTGCCAATAAAGTTACAACGGATGAGTTAGAAGCAACGGTTGCAACGATTGAGAAGTTGTATGTTAAGCACGGACAGTTTGATAGCTTAGTTGGAAATTCTATTGCAGTTCAAGAGATTAACGTAAACATAGCCAATATTAATGTATTAGTGGCTGGAAAAGCTGATATTTCAGAACTAAATGCGGCGGTCGCTAATATTAATATTTTAAATGCGGATTTAGGTGTGATTAAAAACTTAGTCAATGGAAATCTTTCATCAGAAAATATTCAAGCAGGTGGAATTACCTCGGATAAATTAACCATCGCTAATGGATTTATTAAAGATGCGATGATTGATTCGTTGAATGCGAATAAAATAACTGCAGGTCAAATCAATACGGCCTTGGTTCAAGTTGCTTCATCAAGTGGAAATTTAGTCATTAATGATAATACAATACAAATTCGTGATGCAAATCGTGTTCGTGTTCAAATTGGTAAAGATGCTTCGAATGATTACTCTATGAGTGTATGGGATCCAAGTGGTAAGCTGATGTTTGATGCACGAGGACTGAAAGCAGATGCAATTAAAGAGGGGATTATTCGTAATGATATGATTTCAGCTCATGCCAACATTGATGGTTCAAAGTTAAATATCAGCAGTGTGGTGAGTGAAATTAATGAGGGTTCTACAAACCTTAAAGCATCAAAGGTTCAAATTAATGGTGTGGCGCAAACATTAGAAGTAGCTTTTAATCTTTTAAAAACACAGGCTGATGGGACAAAGTCTCAAACAGAGAGTAATACCACCGCTATTAATGTAGCCCAGGGAAAAATTAACACACTGATTCAAGATACAACGATTACTAAAGATGGACAAACCGTTAAATTGAAAGATGAATACTCTAAACTCGAACAAACAGTCGGAAGCTTGAGTTCCACGATTGGAAAGCAACAAACGATTATTGATGATCATACGGGTAAGATTACAGCCTTTAATAGTGAAATGGTTTCGTTAAAACAAAATCTGAATGGATTAAGTTTAAGTGTCTCGACTGCTGAAACAACCATCCAATCTCACACTCAACAATTAGCACAAAAGGCGGATTTAAAGACTGTTGATGAGAAGATTGATGGAATTCAAGTTGGGGGAAGGAATTTAATCATAAGATATAATGAACTTCCTAAAAGAATGGTTAATAAAGATGGAGCAGTAGAATATCGGGAACATTCCTCATTGATGAATGATTTTATTAGTGTATCACCTAATGAATGTCTGACTTTCTCACAGCTCAAAGATGGTGGAGTCTACGATGATTTTTTCCGATATGCTTTTTATGCAAAAGATAAGGTGACTGTGATTAAAATGTCATACAATATGGATGATGTATTTCAAGAAATCGTTCCAGAAGGAGCCGTATGGTTGCGTGTTTCATATAAGACAGGAAATGTTGTAAAGCTTGAGAGAGGGAATAAAGTAACGGATTGGACACCTGCTCCTGAAGATGTTCAGGCGTCTATTGATACTAAAGCTAATAGTGTGGACGTGTATGTTAAATCAGAAACTTATACTAAAACAGAAACGGAGTCAGCAATAAAGGTTGCTAAAGATGAAATTAACTTAGGTGTATCTAGTACATATGAAACTAAAACAAATGTTGAAACTCAAATCAATGGGGTTAAATCATCTGTTACAAATTTAGAGAGTCGTATTAGTAAGGCTGAACAAAAGATTACAGATTCAGCGATTATTCAAACTGTTTCTCAAACGATTAATCAGGCTAAAACAGAAGCGATTCAAAGTGCAAATTCTAATACTGCAAATCAATTAAAAAATTATTCAACAACTTTGCAAATGAATAGTGCTATTCAGCAGAAAGCAGATAGTATTACCTCTGATGTGTTTAAAATTGAAACCTCATTAGCCGTTGATAATTTATTATCGAATGGTAACTTCACCAATGAATTAAATAACTGGCAGTACAGAGATCATGGAAGTTCAGTTAATTACACTTTAACCGCAAATACCGATTGGACGATGACGGGGAAAACAGCGTTGTTAATCACTCAATCCAACCATCCACAGGGATATGATAGTGGGTTTACGCAAGAGATAGATGTTAAGCCCAATACCGATTATACATTTACTGGTTATATCGCATCTCATCGCGCAGAAGGAATGGCTGTAGTTAAGGACGATGCTGGTAATTGGTTAGTTTTTGATAAGACAGATGCAGATTATGATCAATATACCGGTGGACCAGAGGTTTCTAGATGGAAGAAAATTAGATTAGTGTACTGGAGTGGAAATCGCACAAAACTCCAACTTCATTTAGCGATGGGGAAAAGTAATAATAATGGGCATGTTTGGTTTCATGACTTTATGGTTACGGAGGGTAATACTGATTTGTGTTGGAAACCTTCACAGAAAGAAACAAGAACACAGATTACCCAACTTGATAACCGCATTTCATCAACAGTTACAAGTGTTGAGACGATTGATGGTAAAGTAAATAAGGCTCAATCTCAAATTGATCAACACGCACATCAGATAGCAACCAAAGTTAATGCAAATGATTTCTCATCTCTCATTCAACAAAATGGACATAGCATCATGTGGGCTATTAATAGTAGTCGTGGTTCTAATGGGATTGGATTAGATTCTAGTGGGCTGTACGGCTATAATAACAACATTACAACATTACGGTTAACAGAAGGGAAGTTCCATGCGTATAATTCATGGAATGGCAATCACATGGGGTATTTTGGGACAAATGGTGATGACTTAAGAGCGTGTTTGTATGATACAAATACTTTCTCAGTTTATTCAAATGATACCGCATTGTTATTCAGAGCTAGATACGAACGAGATGCGAATTATGGAAATGCAACACTTGATATGTGTGGTGGGATTAATTTTATTCATAAACCAGGACAAGACGTTGGTATTAATCAACTTCTGTTAGGTAATGATGATAGATCTGATAGATACGGGTTTCATAATATGTCTATTCGTTGTTGGAATTCAATTGGATTCCAAGATAACTATGGATATACTAATATGTTTGCTGATGTGCGACGCGGGCGTTGGATTATGAAGGGTGCTTTATATCAAAATACACAGACACCACCTGCCACTTTCTCTATGAATTTTGATGGAGAAGATGAAATCTATAGTAGTGGATATGAGCGTAGTCAAGCCATTGATTCAGTTATGAATTTAAAAACAGGAGTGTACGTTGATAATGATGGTGAGTGTTGTTCGGCTATATATGGTGGATACTCAGAGTTGATTACAACAGAGTATCAAGATGAATACGGAAAGATTACTACACACTTAAATCATGAGGCTTTAAATGCATCGTTAGTCGTGACGTGTCAGGAACAACAGAAGTTGATTAAGGCACTTCAAAAAGAGTTAAATGAAATCAAAGAATATTTAAATGTTGCATAGAAAAAAAGGTCACTCCATGAGTGGCCTTTAAATATGAGGAGATGAATGTTATGAGGTTGATATTTGGATATGGAATGGTTATATTGGGATTAGCTCTGGCAATTTGTTGTCGATTAAGTGTTTTAATTGCATATGAAGGAGAATTATTACTTGATTTTTGGTTTATATGGTTGTTGTCTGGTGCTTTGATGATTTTTGGAGCAAACTTAATTTACTCTTCTTTTTTAAAAAATAATGATATATAATTGGTATTATTTGTATATAAAAGGAGAGATATGATGAAAGAAAATTCAAATGTAAAATTAAATACTAATGACATGATGGATTTAGCAATTGAAACTGGGATGCAGTTGATTCCAATAGTAGGTGGCTCACTTGCTACTATTTATTTTGGGATAAAACAAACTAAAGAATTTAAAAGAATTGAACAATTTTATACAGAATTAGCGAATGATTTACAAAAACAATCAGAAAGGATTGTAAATTTGGAAACTCAATATCAAAATGGTTTAGTCTCTTTAATCGAACAGTTAAATAATAAAGTTGAAAAAGAACATCAATACCATAAAGTACAATTATACAAAACTTATATGAAAAATTTGTTGTTTAATCCAATTACAGAACAAAACTACGATCAAAGAAAAACATTTTTAGATGTTTTGGAGTCTTTAACATTTTTAGAATTAGAAATATTGGTATTTTTGTACGATAATCAAGGTATGGGACCTATAGCAGTAAAAAGTTTTGGAAAATCAGGTGTTTCTCAGTATGCATTAGTGGGGGGAGTCTCAAAGTTAAAGATGAACGGATTAGTAAGTGCAGTAACAAATAATATTGTTTTTGGAGGAGATAATTCATTAGAAGAAATGGTTTCTGTAACTGATTATGGATTAGAATTTATTAATTTTTGTATAGTTGAATAATTTATTATGGACTTAGTTTTGTTTAATTAAAGTTTAATATGTTATAAAAGGTCACTTATAGAGTGACCTTTTATTATAAGGAGAAGAAAAATGAATTTAGAATTATCCAATTATGTTGTGTTAACAGGAATTCTTATTGTGACAGGATTATTCCTAAATAAATGGGAGCCACCGATTAAGAAGCAATATGTCGCGTTAATGTTGCTTGTGACGGGGCTAGCATTAGGTCATTTCATGGTCGATAATAAAGCATACGGATTCTTAATCGCAGGTTTAGTCTTTTATAAGGACGAATTAGTATCAGAGATTAAGTTAGTAAAAGAGAGTGTACTAGAAGTCAAAAAAGAAAAATCAGAATTAAAAGGAGAGAGTAAGTAATGGATATCACATTTTTAAATGAGTATTTCATCCCAGTGATTGTTGGGATTTGTTTGTGTATAGGTTATGTGATTAAAACAAGCATCCCTAAGGTAGATAATAGCCTTATTCCGATGATTTTATCGATTCTAGGGCTTTTAATTAACATTTGGATAAATCATGCCGTTAACCCATCTATTGTCTTAGGTGGGCTTTTTAGTGGCTTAGCTTCAACAGGATTACATCAGATGTTTAAAAATTTAATAAAAGTGGAGGGAAAATAAAATGAACAAAGTGCCAACAGTAAAAAAAGTAAAATTAGATGGAAGTAAATATTCAATTAAATGTCCACATTACCGAGATCCTAAAGGAATTGTGGTCCATAATACTTATAATGATGCACCAGCCGCTAACGAAGTCGCTTATATGCAGCGCAGAGCAGATAAGGTTTCATTCCATGCAGCGATTGATGATAAAGAAGTGGTGGAGGGATTACCATTTGAACGTAGTTGTTATGCTTCAGGAGATGGAGAAAATGGCGATGGAAACCGAAATTATTTACAATTTGAAATTTGTTACTCATTAAGTGGAGGAGATAAATACAAACAAGCAGAAGAAAATGCAGTATGGTATATCGCTCATGTGATGAATGATTATAACTTCCCAATGAATGAATTAAAGAAACATCAGGACTTTTCAGGTAAATACTGCCCTCACCGTATCTTAGAAGAAAAACGTTGGGAAAGCTTTGTAGACCGTGTACGTTGGTGTCGTGAACAGTTAAAAAATGAAAAAGAAGTAGACGAATCTACCTCAGTAGAAAGTGTTATTAAGCCAAACGGTGAAACATGGTACCAGGTAGTCGTAGGTTCATATCTAGGGAAAAATAAAGCAAATGAAGTTAAAGCGAAGTTAGAAGCAAAAGGTTTTAAAGATGTTTGGATTGATGTAGTCCAAATAAAAGGAGAAACTTGGTATCGAGTAATTTGCGGATCGTATCAAGACCGAACAAATGCGGATAAAATTAAATCGAAGTTGGATAAATTCTATACAGGAGTTTGGATTAACGTCAAATAACAACCTCACAAAAAGAGCCACTAGGTCAATTGACTTAGTGGCTTTCATTATAAAGGAAAAAGATAAACCTATAAGTATTTAGGCTAGACTGTGAAAGATATGGTATAATATAAGCATATCAATAAAATATAATTAGGAGGGTTGGGATATGGGTAATTTATTTAAACTGGCGATTTTTCTTACCTCGTTTTTACCTTTGTGGATTACCATTTTATTTATAGAATTTGTAAGTATATGTCAGAAGGTAGATAGTGGAAATATAGTAATAGAATGTATGATGATAGCATTTATTATACTAATTTTAGTATTTTCTTTGCTCTGTGTGAAACGAACTTTGAATAAATCTCATCCTTCTCAATTCCGCCCTTATATTATATTGGATGCAAAATTGGAAAGCGGGATATCAACAGAGTTTTTATTATCATACATACTTCCACTCATAGCGTTTGATTTTACATCTTGGGAAGAGATAATACAATTTCTTTTTTTCTATTTGATTTTAACTTTTCTTTGTGTGCGGAACAATAATGTATACGCTAATTTATGGTTAGAGTTGAAAGGGTATCGTTTTTATAGTTGCCAATTGCTCTGGGAGGCTGCACAAGAGACTAATTCTGTAGAGGGAATGGTGTTAAGTAAGGTGAATTTGGTATCCCAGAAAAACACTTCAGTAGAACTAAGAACCTTAAATAAACCATTTTATATTACAGATTTAGAGGAGTAGAGTTTAAAACTTCACAAAGAGAATCTTCAAATAATTCTCTTTTTGCTCTTCCACAAATAACACTTATAAAACCTTTTATACTTTTTTCATCAGCAAAAAGCAATTGATTATTAGAAGGATCAATCGAAATTTTGAGTTCTTGGCACAAAGTTTCTAATTCTTCAGGATTAGCGAATTTTTTTAGTATCTCGTGGTTATAAGTCAAGAATTTTTGAGGGTTTTTATTAGAGAGAGCGCAACGTTCGAATTCTTCCATATTTGAGATAATGTTTGTTTCAGCAATTTCGTTTAAATGTCTTTTACAGATGTTTTTGTGTGATCTTTCTAAATTAAAAATTGTTTCACAGTTTAAATTAATCATATACAAAGTGTTCTTATATATAACAGCATCAAAACATTTTGGAAAATTAAACAAGGGGTCTTTATTTTTCTTTAAAGTATTATTAGTGCAAGTAAAAATGCTCTTCTTTTTATAGTTTACAATAGGGTTATTTTTACATAGAATATAAATATTTTCGCTTTCATCGTTATCAGTCTTATATGTTCCAGAAAAAATGAAAGCATCATAAGTAGGTTTTTTTATTTTCGTACAATCATCTGCTGTACTTAGACTTTGAATTAAATTAGACCAAGGTTCTTTAATTACTTCACTAGCCATTGGAATTTTATCAACACACTTTTTTGAAGAAAAACCAGTATACGGTTGAATTTCCGAATTAAATTTTTTTCAATTAATCTTATAAAGTTATCATACATAGTTATAGCCAGTTCTTTTAATTCGTTAGGATCAGTGAAATTCACTGTGTAGCAATCGAAATGACTTGGTGAATTTTTAGGATGTTTATACTTTATTAGAGCCATTTCCCAAAATTTAATTTCATTTAGTTTTTCTCTTCCTTCGACAATTTTTTTGAAAGACATATGAATTCCTCCTTTTTTGGTTTAATTTGTCAATTTTTATTATAACACATTTATTTTAAATAGCATTTATAAAAAAGGTAACAGATGAATAAGTTCACTGCTACCTTTTTTGATATTTATCTATTTTATTCCAATTCCAATTCAACTATGCTATTATAGTAATAAAGAAACTTAGATAAATGGAGTTGAAGTATGATGAAAAGTGTTTTTTTGAATCGTATTATATTGATAGCTATAATTGCATTTGTCACAGGTGTATTGATTATTTTATTTTCCATACCATTGTCTCACTTATTTTATACAGTGGTAGAAGAATCAGGGGCTTCTTATACTATAACGTCTACAGATGAAAGAAGTGCGCTTTTATTTATGATTAACTTAAATGTGGTTGGGACATTGATAAGTATTGCTGGATTAACGGGGTTAATCTTCATTGGAAACAGATATTATGATGAGTTGAAGTCGGTAAGTAAATAAAGTATTGATAAAAAAGGTAGCAAGCGATTAAGTTCACTGCTACCTTTTTTTATTTTGATTTTTTGTAGAAAAATGTTATAATATGTAAAAAAGGAGGAATAATTATGAAAAAAGTACCTTTAGCGCAATGGATATTCTTTATCGTGGCTATACTTTATCTATTAGAGAGTATCCTCTTAGCTGGTTTATTTACGAATATACTATTATTATTTGCAACTTTAGTAGCAGGAGTTATTGTTATCATCATATCGATTATTAAAAAACAATGGAATTGGGCATTCTTTGATTTAGTTACTTGTTTAGCCTGTTCAGGAATTGCCGTTTATCTATATTCATTATAAGAAAAAGGTAGCAGTGGCTTAATCACTTGCTACCTTTTTCTTATATATAAATCCCTGTTTTATCTATCCCACTCGTCAATCATGATTTTACTATCCATAGGAATGAGTGTAAAGCTTTAAAAAATGGAAAAGAGATACTGGAGGATCAGTATCCCTTTTTTAAAAAAGTCGATGTATTCGGGATTAGCACACATCTTCAAGGGAGTGAAGATGTGTAATTAAAATATACCAAAATATGACAAAAATTTCAATGATTTTGATAATTGAAATAAAATATTAAAAACATGATTTTATTGAAAAAGAATATAAAATGCAAAATGTCACAAGTATAGTCAATATTTTGTGACACGAATTATATAGAGTTTCAATTGAAAAACAATTAAAATTAGTTGTAGTTAATAAAATACAGGAGTAGGGTTAGGTGTAAGTTATGTTGAATATTAGGAACGAATTATTGAAAATACATTATGATTTACAACAGAGTATTGAAGCACCGAGTGATCTAATAGAAAGACTTCGCCCGGAAGGTAAACATGCGTGTGAAATTGAACGAGAAATATTAAAAATGACTCGTATTTAGGGGGCATACGATTCATTAGAGACGGCGTTAAGAATGTTAGAGTAATGGAAAAAAGAGGACATAAAGACCTCTAGATATAAAGAGAAAATTTTTGAGTTTAACCAATGCCATTTATTAATTGATTTATTGGAATTGAAAATATGCCGTGTATGGCATAGAACAATAATACACCTTAATTGTGAAATTCATTTGTATAAAGCGTAAAATAATGTAAAAGAGACACGCGAAATTGTGTCTCTTTTTTTGTTTGATTATGAAATTTATTTAGCGTTTCTAAATTTTGTGCAAGAACAGTATAGCATATTGTTAGTTTATATAAATCCCTGTTTTAATTATTATTTTACTTTTGGGATAATTAGGTTAAAAATTCCAAAAAAAATAGAAAAGAGATACTAAACTTCGGTATCTCTTTTTTGGAAAAAAGTAAATGTAAATATTGGGATTAGTATGCAACTTCAAGGGAGGGAAGTTGCATATTTATAATATAACAAATATCGACAATATTCTCAATGATTTAAATATTTATCCAAGGGTGAAAATAATGTCACATTTTGAGGGGAGATTTTGTGACATTAATTAAATATACATTTGAATTAAAGGTAGCTATAATTATTTTGAGAGCGATTTAATTTTAAGGAATATTTAAAATAAATTATATTTACTTAATTAGAAAAAAATAGTACTGTAGGAGGGATTAAAATAGTACTGTAGGAGGGATTAAAAATGAAGAAAAAACTATTCTCATTATCTTTAATTATGGTAGGGATGGTGAGTATTATGTCTATGAGAGAAGGGATTCCAGGAGCGCATGGATGGGAAACAACACCAGACATTCGTGATGGATGGGAGACAACACCAGATATCCGTGAATATGGATGGGAAACAACACCAGACATTCGTGACGGATGGGAGACTACATCTGATGTCCCTAAATATGGATGGGAAACAACGCCAGATATTAAATAAAAAAATAGCTAATAATTGAATTTAATCCTAAAAGTTTGAAAAATAATGTAAGGGAGACATTTTTTAAAAGTGGATAGGTATTTGGGATCGGTATATACCTTCAAGGAATGAAGATGTATAGTGAAAATATACTAAATAATGATATTTTAAATAAATAATTTGCATTTTAAAATAGAATGTTACGGAAAACGCTTGTTTTTTGTGACATTTTGATTGTTTTGAAAAGAAAGGAAAAAGAGTACAATAGATATATGGGTAATTTTTAACAAAGAGGGTGGAGTGTTATGCAAGGTATTAGGAAACATTTATTACAAGCTCAACATGATTTGAGAGGAAAGTGTGAACCAGCGAGTGAACTGATAGATAGACTTCGATCAGAAGGTAAAAGTATGGGAGAAATTGAGCAAGCATTATTGAATTTGAATCGTATTCAGGGGGCATATGATTCAGTTGAGACAGCATTAAGAATGTTAGAGTAATGAAAAAAAGAGGTCATAAAGACCTCGATATAAAAAGAGAATATTAGGGTTTAACTAACTGCTATATCATGGGGTAGTTAGTTAGTGTTATAACATACCACTAGGAATGGTATGATTAAATATTACCATAATTTTGAAGAAAAACAAAATGAAATGTCAATAAATGTAAAAGAGACGCGTGTTATTGTGTCTCTTTTTTGTTTGATTATGAATTTTATCTAGCACTTGTAATTTTAGGTGCTACTTTAATTATATCACTTTGGTGTTGAAACTATTAATTAATTTAACATCTTTCTAAAAATTGAGCAGTCCATCATTAACCACTCGTCGTGATCTTCATCTATTTCTTCTTCGTCCTCATCATCAACTTCATCAAAATCAATGTCGTATAGAATAGTCATGTTGTTATGCCAGTATGTGTCACACACATTCCCACGTTCATCAATGAATTCAATATACAAGTCACCATCTCTATCAAAGTCAATGTTATGGATTCTGATTTTAATGTCGGGATTCCTTTTTAATCTCTCTCGTTTGACCCTTGCTGGCACTTTATTAACCAAGTAAACTTGACGATTGTGATTGTATTTAATCACTTTGTAGCCTATTGTTTCTAAAATTTTAATTATATTCATGTGCATACCCCCTTTGATGTAATTATAGCCATTAATATATCTAAATATACCAATAAGATATATATTTTAAAAAAAAGTAGGTTTTTTAGTTCTAAAAAATACAAGTGTAAAATATCTATTTATTGTGAGGCGAATTTGAAAGGAATGATAGTGATGAATGAAATTAAATTAGTTAAAGTTGATCCAGGTAAATATGCAGTTAAGGCGGAGTGTGAGGGAAATACATTTTATACAAAATCATTAATTGATAAAATTGAGAACGTGGCAACTGATACGGGATATAGAGTGAAATTTTTTAATCAAGAGTACGTAGTGGGGGATGATTCAATACCATTTGATTATGATTTTGAAAAACACAAACTAGAAACCAAAATACTTGTAAACCTTGCTATATCTAAGTTAGTTGGAAAAGGGGAGAGAATAAATTTAGTAGTGGGGATGCCGATTGAACATTGGTTAGATCGTGATAGACGACATAAATATGAACAATTTATAGCAAGTTCGAGCCAGATGTCGGTAAATGAACGTCAGTTAGATATACCAATGTCATTCAAAATAAACAAAGTAGTTGCGGTCCCTGAAAGTATTGGTCATGTTGCTAGAAACAAGAAGTATCAGAACCGAACAGTAGGGGTCTTAGATTGCGGTGGAGCTAACTTTCAAGGTGCTATCTATAAGAATGGACTCCCTTTAAGAGAATCATGCTTTACTCTTAATGAGGGTGGGTATTTTTATCTTAATTCCATTAAAAAGGCTATAAATAGTAAATTTAAATTAAACTATCAAGATTATCAAATTTCAGAGTTAATTGAATATGGATCTCAACATGAGAGAAGAGAAGAAATACACACTGAAGTTGAGAGGGTTACAAGAATGCACTTGAATAAAGTAATTCGTGAATGTAAGGCTAGAAACTGGAACTTGGAGGATATGGATATTATTGTAGTAGGTGGAGGTTCTAATTATTTCAAGTCAATAATTTGCGATTTATTACCTAATGCGACAATTTCTGACGATGCAATTTGGGATAATGTAAGAGGATTTGGAGTATTAGGGGAGGCGTTATTTAGTGGCAAATCAAAATAAAATTTTAATCACCTTTAGTAGGAAGTTCACTAGAGAGTGGGAACATCTGCAATCGTTAGGTAATAAAAGTAAATATATAGCTGAATTGATTAAGGCAGATATAGATAAAAAGGATGATTTATTGCTTGATGAAAATGGATACGAGAAGTTAAAAGCTGCTATGCGAGATGTTCTAGACGAGTATGAATTTGGTGTTGTGGCTAACAAAAAAGATGATAAACCTGATTATTCAGATAAGATAGACGATCTATTTAATATTTAGCCAAATCCACCCTCTATGAGGGGAGTGATAAAAATATGAATAAAACTTCTAAAAAAAGTGAATATAAAGTTTAAAATCGATAACAATATGGGGGAATAGTTAATGGCAAAACAAAAATATACGACTGAATATCTTCAATCGTTAAAGGATTATCGCAAAGGATATACGACACATAAGTGTAATTGTCCTTACTGCGATAGCAATAAAAAAACTAAAAAGTGA